CGGAAGATGGAGGGAATGGCAGACGAATCGAGAAGTGGGACCTACTTGAGTATTCCGCAGTCCCCGTACCTGCGAACCCTGAGGCCCTACAACTTGCATATCAGAAAGGCATCATAGGTGACACTTTGGCAAAGGAGCTTGGTGTGGAGGTGGAGGAGAAGCAAGAATTAAAGGGTGGTTATTTGTCACCAGAGGGATTCCCGATAACATTACGAGAAATCGCAAAGCGGCTTAATCCTCAATTATCTTATGAGCAAATAGATAAGCTCATAGAAAAAATCGCCACCAAGCCACAATCAAAACAACAACCAAAGAAAGACGAACCTCCCAAGAAGAAATCCAAAGGACTAACAGGCGAGGAGCTGAAAGCTATCAAGCAGACAGTAATCGCTGGAGTTAGGAGTTGGCTAATGGGAATCGTGCAATCTGAAAAGGAGGGATTCACAGATGGACAAAGAAAAACCGGAGGTGACACAGGAGGATAAGGAGCCTGAGCCCTTTGACGCCCAAAAGTTCGCTGCCGAGCTAACCGAGAGTGTCAAAACTGAACTCAAGCCCCTATTGAAACCTGTCGAAGCTCCCAACATCATCATACCGGAGTCGGATAAGAATGTCAACCCGTATAAGTGGACTACGAAACGTCTCGATTGGCAGGGAGAGCCTGTCATCAAACAGCCCGAATGGTATGAGAAACGGAAGGCTGCAAATGATTGGATTCGTGCAGTCCACAAGGGAGACAGAGGTACTATTCTCGAACTCCACAAGAAAGGACTCATCGAAGGCACTGACTCTCTCGGAGGGTTCCTTGTGCCGGAAGAGTTCAGAGCTGAGATAGTCTATTTCTTCGAGAAGTACGGAATAGCACGGAGATTCTGCCGTGTATTCCCGATGTCTGGTGACGTTCTGAGAGTACCCACAGCATCCAGCTCCGTAGATGTCACATGGACAGGTGAAGCGGCTGCCAAAACCGCCAGCACACCAGCCTTCGGGCAGGTTGAGTTGCAGGCGAAAGAAGCATCCGCCTATACCGTGTTTAGTGACGCTCTGCTCGCTGATGTATCAGTTGACCTCGTTGGTTGGTGTTCTGAGCAGTATGCGAATGGCTTTGCATACGCAGAGGACTATCAGCTCTTCAGAGGAACCGGAAATCCGTTCTCAGGTATTCTGGTCAACTCTGGTGTCAATACGGTGGACATGACTGGAGACCTTTTCTCCGACATTCTACTCGACGAACTGCTTGAGATGATTGATGCGATAGCCACTCAATACGAGGACGGCTCTCGCTGGTTCATGCACAAGAAGGCTATGCTCTATCTCAGAAAGATCAAGGAAAGCACGGGCGGAGCATACGTTCTTGACAGGCCCGCACAGTCAGGGCAGCCCACGACTCTTTGGGGTTATCCCGTAGAGCGTACCTCAGTCCTGCCGAGTACGACTGCCGTGTCAACGGAATGGGTAGTGTTCGGAAATCTCAAGCACGCCTTCTTCGGCGACAGGCAAACCATGACCGCCAAGATGATTGACCAGGGTACTTTGAATAGCGTCAGCATGGCAGAGACCAACCAAACCGCGTTGAGAGTAACCGAGAGAGTGGCGATAGTTCTGGGCGTACCAGCAGCCTTCGCAACCCTTAAAACTGCTGCAAGCTAAGGAGGGATGAACGATGAGATTCAATCTTGATGAACACGTTAAGGCAGTACAATCCCACGCAGGTGAAAGTTGGGGCGTAGCAGCGAATGCAGGTGCGGAGATAGATACTAAGGGTTGGGATGAAGCTCTCGTGATTGTGAATGCTGGCACAGCAACCGGAACCGCAACCATAACAGTCACGGAATGTGCATCCTCTGGTGGGTCATTTTCCGCTATTACGGATGCTGCATTCACGGCAATCACGTCGGCGAATGACGATGCGATCTACGTTGGAAGGGTCAAGCTGCAAGGTGCAAACCCATCACGGCTACGCTATATCAAGGTTCTCAATACCGTTACTGTTGATGTGGTAGATGTTGGGATTGTGGTGCTACTGGCAAAGGCAGATAGACTGCCAATCAGCCAAGCTACAACCGTCGCGTTTAGCGTGTAACTGAATGGAGGGGGGCTTCGGCCCCTCTCCTGAAGGAGAGAATATGGTGAAGGTGAAGGTAAAATACGCCTTCTTGAAAAAGGGGGTACGGTATGAGCTTGGGAGCATACATGAAGTTACGGAAGAGGATGCAAGGGCCTTTGGGCCCTCTGTGGAAGTGCTTGTACCAGCCAAGAAAGAAATTGAGGAAACTGGGAAGAAAGACAAGATGCTCAGAAGCAGAAAGAAGGACAGAGCATCCGGTTATAGCACTAAGGAGTTGTAATGGCTGCTGTGGGCTTGATTGATGATATGACGAAGTTGGAAGAATATCTCCAACTTACCGCTCCCTCTGCTGCTGAAGGTCACATCATTGAGATGATGGCTCTGGCAATCTCCGAATACATTGAGAAATACTGTGACCGCACTTTCCGTGAGACCAGCTATACCGAATACTGCGATATTCCCGAATATGGCGTAGATGAATTATGCACAAGACACTATCCAATTACGAATGCAACCCTGGCAGCTATGAAGGTCTATTCTGTTGCATGGGCAAATGGAACAGCCACCACGACAGAGCTCGACAAGGACGAAGATTATTGGGTTTATGCGGATGAAGGAATTATCAAATTCGCAGTCAAAAGAATACAGGGGCATAAGCGCATCAAAATAGAGTACAAGGCTGGTTACTCATCTGTTCCTGATGACATTCAGCAGGTCTGTTTTCAATGGGTAGGGCGTAGATGGAAGGAGCGGAAAATTGTGGGCATCACTTCACGGACTACCGCCTCGGGAGAATCGATGAGCTTCAAGGATCCAGACCTCACGAAAGAGGAGTTTATGGTGCTGGATGCGTACAGGAGACCAGAAATATGCTGACCTTTGAATTCAGGGATACGAAGGGTATTCTGCATAAATGGGTCAATATGAACCTGCCCTCATCAATGGTAGAGGCAATGCGACAGGCTCTCTTGTCCATTCAGAGTCACAGCAAAGCTCATTATCTCACGGGACCCAGACCACAGAAACTCGGAGTCGTAAAAGACATATTGCGCACTTCGCTCTATACAAGAGCACAGCAACAGGGCGATGACATTATTGGGACAATAGGCACGAATGTCTGGTATGGGCATATGTGGGAAGTGACGGGGAATCCAAGAGTCAAACAATTTCCCTATCGCCCATTCTTGAAGCCAGCAATAGATGACAAGGCAGAAGAAGTGAGGCGGTATTTCAGGGATGCAATCATGCAGAGGATTGAGCGATGAACAGACAAGACATCATAGATAGACTTGTGGTAGAACTCAAGACCATTTCTGATGTGGGGCAAAATGTCTATTCGGAGATGAAAACCTGGGACGATGTGCCTGATGACCAATTCCCCACCCTTATAGTGCAGGCATATACCGAGACTCCCACATACGCAGGGGCAGAGATGGACACGGACTTCCGTGTGATGATTTACGGGTATGTGATGTCTCAGGATCACAGAGAGTCACAGCTCAATACTCTCATCAACAATGTACGGGACAAGATACACGCTGATTTCTCGACCAATGGGCTAACCTATGATCGCAAAATTACCTCCATAGTTACTGATGCAGGTTGGCTCAAGCCCGTGGGCTATATGGTCATGGAGATTAGCTGTTCTGTCCACGATGTAATCACAACGAGGTAGGAGGCAATATGGAACAAATAGTTAGTCATGGGTCCAAAATAAAAGAAGAACCCAAGAAAGAAAAAAAGAAGAAGAAGGAAATCAAAGAAGAGGAGGTGAAAGCCGATGAGCATACCGACAAGAAATGACGTAATTTGGATTGAGAAGGAAGGAACCTATGGTAGCGATCCAACTCCAACGAATGCCGATGCACTTCTTACGGCAGGCACACCAGTATTCACGCCAAATTTTGAGTTGATAGATGCAGAGGAGTATCCAGGAACGCTTGGGAAACACAAGGCGCATCTTGGACGCTATTGGAGCGCAATATCCTTTGAAAGTCTATTGCGAAGTTCGGGGGCTGCATATACGGGAGGAACCGTACCAAGGCTCGGAAAAACATTGCAGGGATGTGGATTAGTGGAATCTGGCGGAAGTCCCTCAACGTTCTATAAGTATAATCTCAGTAGCGATCTCACCGATCATCCAAGCGTGACGATTTACAACTACAAGGGTGGCGGAGACAATCCCACCAATGATACAGTTCTCCACGAA